GCCGCGATTTATCAAGACGGGACATTGATCGGCGTTAATGCCGGGGAATTCACCGTTAAAACCGCAGAGGGCGATGTCGAAATAGCCTCAGATGGAGACGTCTGGGTTGGCTATTGCATTGTTAACCATGATCGCTCTAAGACGTCAGAACAGGTGTTTACCACCTATGATCGTCCGGCAACTCTCAGTCCAGAGATGCAGCTGATGCAACGTATGATGAAGTCCAATGCGCTCGAACGTGAGCGCCAACTCAAGCAGATGGAGTATTTGCACGATGAACTATCCAGAAGCAGAACTGTCCTTGGCGATTCAGCGGTGGTGGTCTCACCACCCTCCGAAAAAACGGAAGCTGAGAGCGACAACGCAAAGGCAGGCAAGCCACACACTGCGAAACAAAAGGACGAAGGTTCTCGTACAAGCAGCGCAGCCGATACAGGCAAGAAGCCCGCTGGATCACAGCGCAAACCTAATGCTGAGGAAGTTGAAGAATGACTTCATCGCCGCCGAAATTCCGGTTCTCACGCTTTGCGCGTGGGACGAAGAAATCGGCAAGGAAACCATCGCCTATGCGCACTACGACTTCCTGCAAGACTTGTCGGAAGCTGAGGCGCGCCTTATTCGGTCGATGGTCGAAATGAGGAGTGAAGAATTCAAACTCGGCGAAATCAGCTGGGGCCGTTCTATGGGTGTCTACTCCTGCGCCCATGAATTAGCCAGCGAGCGGGAAGGGTGAACACTTTCCGCGCGGCCGTTCCAAATTGGACCTTTGGAACGGCCGCAAAACTCCCACCCCTTGACTTCTATTGCGGAACTGACACCACCCCCAAAAACCCCTCAACCAAAAAACCCCAAAAACCTTAGTTCACGAAGGTTTGCAAAATGTGCAAAAACCCTAGGCCGATGCAGTATAAAGACCGTCAAATCTCCGTTGCCTGTCGCAAATGCGAAGATTGTATCAAGGCGCGTAAGCGTCATTGGATTGGGCGGCTAATGGCCGAACAACAAACCTGTCACTCGGTCTGGTTTATGACCCTGACCATAAAAGGCGGTTACGACAACGAAGATGCGTATCGCCTTAACTATGCTGACATCCAGAAGATGTTTAAACGTCTGCGCAAAGCAGGCTACCGCTTCAAATATGTTGCGGTTGGCGAATATGGCGGCGAGGAAAACCGCGCCCATTACCACGTTGAAATCTTCTGGCAGGATAGGCCGCCACCTGCTGAATTTAACAGGCGTAAAGGTTACGAATGGGAATATTGGGAAAAGGGCAATGCTTGCATTGAAATCCCCCGCTCTCAGCAGGCGTGCGCGGCATACATCATGGACTATATGAATAAGTCCAACCTGCAAGACAGCATTATGAAATACTCCAAAAACCCGATGCTGGGGCAATCTTACTTGCTCCTATACGCTCGGAAGCACGCGCAAAAAGGGCTGCCCCTGTTCCCACAAGGGGCGACCTTTACCGTGCCGAACAACATTTCAAAACTCACTGGTAAGTCGTTTTATTACCCCGTGGGTGAAGACACGGCGATCTATCAAAAAATGTTGGAAGCCTATACCTGTGAATGGGTGAAAACTCGTCCAGATCAGCGTTTCCCGCTATCTCCGAACTTCGAGGAATACCTAAACGAAGTTCTGGAAGACAACGCGGATTGGTTCGATAAACCTATCCGCGATTACCTCGCCAAACATTACGACATAAAATGTCGTGACGTGCCTCACAGACTGCACTCGACCTATACGTTTGACGAATTTCAACTCAACCTCGACAGATATGGTAAAAGGTGGATTACTGTAATCCACCCACAGACAGGGGAAGTCACATGGCAAAAAGACCTCGAAAGAGCGGACCAAGGAGCGCCAAAAAAAGGTCAGGGGTACAAACATCTAACCGAACTCGACCTACTGGCGGATCGGAAACAAATTATCGAAAAAGCTCGGCTGGCGTACCAAGCCGCCAAGATTTCTTCGCCACGATTGCAAAAAATCTGGAACCTCTCCCAACAAGACGCGAATATGCGTCAACTTACAACAGATCCCAAGGGTCCAAAGCAGCCTTTTGGGATATGTATCAGCGGCAAAAAGCCGGATCGCAAAGCGGAACGAAGCGCTTAAACTCTCCGCTCGATCAAGGGAAACAAACCAAGCAAGGGCCGCGCAGCACACGCCGTGCGCAGCACTCGTTCTCAGAACGCTCCCAACCTCTCAAACGCCGCAACGCTGGCCCTGCTGACAGCGGCCCCGTGCTTTTCCCTGTTGATCGGCGTCCATACGCGAAACGGAATAAACGGGGTTCTTGGGGTGAAGACGTCCCCTGTGTGGAACGGCCAAGCTCTAGCGCTGGCGGTCGTGCCTCGGTACGGGCACGCTACGAAGGTCAACCGGGGAAGAAGTCGAAACAAAGGAAATGGTGTTAGGTCCGCACCACTGGCGGCGACTTATCCCCGCGTGGCTCATTATAAAGCAAGCGTGGGGGTAAGTCGTAGCGAACTTGTTCGCTTGGGGGTTTGGGGGTTTCCCCCAATTCCATCTGAAAAGATCAGCAAGGTGGCTTGTACACTCTTTGTTGCGACCCATTCGCGATACGCAGCTGCGGGTCGTAGACGCATCGTCGGAACGTCTCGGATAACCGCCAGTGGCAAAAAAGCTGGACATGTCCATTTACCTGGGTCAATTCTGACATTGTTCGACCAGCTCAATGAAAGGAAACAACGTATGTGGGCAATTATTCCAACATGGATCGTTTACGAGATGACATTGCCGGGAATTTCTAAGGCAATTTTTCATTTCTTCGCGGGTCTCTGATGTTTGGCGCTATCATAGGCGCTGTTGGCTCTGCGATCCTCGGATCAATCGGAGCCAAGAAACAGGCAAAAGCCCAAAAGAAGGCGCAGCTCGCAGCTGAGCAGCGCAACCTTCAACAGATGGAAGACATTGAAAAGTCCAAATACGGTTGGATTAGAGATGGTGCGCTTGCAGCTGGTTTTAACCCTCTCACTGCTCTTAGGGCAGGCGGGGGTCGTCTCACGCAAAACAATGCAATCCAAGCAACGCCCGTTTCTGGCGGTGCATCTTGGTTTGCAGCTGCTGATGCCGTGAATAATATCGGCAAGGCATGGGATCAGCGCGAGGATGCTATCGACAAAGCTACGCGCGAAGCAAACCTTGAGCTGCGCCAGTTGCAAATTGAAGGGCTCCGCTCCGAAATGGGTAGGCAAGGTAATGCACCTGCCACCGCAACTGCTAATTCTCCTAAGCAAAAAAAGTGGGAAATTAGCACTCTCGGTCAACTCTATGCAGAAGGCCCCCTTCTGCCCCCTTCTGATCCGCGTTCACCACGGGCAGAAGCCTATCTGCCAGATGGGACACGGGTTTATCCCCTCGTCTCGCAGATGGAACAATTCGGATGGCCTCGTGGATACACTCTCACGGGCGGCGATGTTTCCGAACTGATCGGTGAATTTGCTGGTGAAGTATCGAATGTTTACTCCACTGACCAAATCATCGACTTGCTGCTCGATCAGAACATTCTGACCGATCGCAACCCACAAGGCGGTCCCTTTTCTACGCAAGTTAAAACGGGTCCGGCTGCAAACAAACCTCACCCTCGGCAAACAATAGGAATGAACTAATGAAGCAACACGCAACAGGCATGACGCCACAGCAACAGTGGCCCGAGAACTTTCGCCGCACTCCTGTTCCTCACGCGCGAACAGTTCGTCAGGACTTAGCGTCCGTAGTTACTACTGGTTTTGGCGGCAAGTTCCTGCCCGTCAAAATGATCCCTCTGCTTCGTGAAGACGCTATTAGCAACACGAGCGTCACCATCAATGTGCAGATGGCGGAGACAGCTTCGATGCTGTTGAACCCCGTGCGTGTTACTGCGACGTGCCACATCGTTCCAAAGCTGGCCTTTGAACGTTTCCAAGATATGGGTACCATTGATCGCAGCTATAACGGCATTGCCGAAAAGGACGGTCTCGTCGTCCCGTGGTTTCAAAAACACGCTGACGGTCCTATCGCGTCTAACCCGATCATGAAAACCCTTGGCCTTCATGGCCTTGATATGAATGATTTCAATACGGATTACACCGAAGCCTATAACGCGGTCTGGAACTACGAGGCCCGCCAACGCTCTGACGTTCTAACGCAAGCGGCTGCTTTGAACGATCAACTGCTCCCGGCCTTCTGGCAGCATACTCAAATGCGCCATGTAGTCCCGAATTTTGACGACGCCTTGATGGCTGGAGACGTAAATGTCGAAATAACCAGTGGCGGCAAAATGCCTGTTAAGGGCATCGGCACGACGCTTGGCACAACCCCTTCAGGCATCACGGGAGTTAGGGAGAGCGACGGCACGACCACCGATTATGAATTCGGCTACACCGTGAGCAGCTTCCCGATGAAAACGCAGGACGGGTCGTCCTCTGCGTTCCCGGACATTTACACCGAATTGGCCGCTGATGGCATTCAGTTCTCTATTGCTGATATTGACCGAGCACGGGAAACCGCTGCTTGGGCGAGACTTCGCCAACAATATCAAGGCATGTCTGACGATTGGATGATTGACCAGATGCTGCAAGGTATTCGGCTCCGTGACGAACTCCTCACGCAGCCTATTCTGGTCGGTAAATCGGAAGCTAGCATTGGCATGTCGCAGCGTTACGCTACGGACAGCGGTAATTTGGAAAAATCACTTACCGATGGGCGCACGTCCCTGTCCGTTCCTGTTCGTTCTCCCGCTCTCCAATGCGGTGGCGTTGCCGTTATCTGCGTGCAAATTCTTCCTGAGCAGATTTATGAACGGCGTCGGGATTACTACGCTACGGCGGTCAATGTCTCTGAGCTACCTCAGCGGACCAGAGACGAACTCGATCCGCAGCCCGTCGAACTGATCTCTATGGGCGAAGTCGACAGCAGCCACTCCACCCCTTCTGATTTATTTGGGTACGCTCCGCTCAATCACAAATGGATCAGGAACAACCCGGTGATAGGAGGACGCTATTTCCGTGAAGACCCTACGGACCCGTGGACAGAAGATCGCAATCGCATCTGGACTGCGGACGTCCCCTCTCCGACCTTGGGGCCAGACTTCTACACCTCCGAAACTCTCTCTCATGATGTTTTTGCGGACAGTACCGTCGATCCCTTTGAAATATGGGTCGCGGGTTCAGTCCCGATTACTGGTCTGACCTACTTTGGCCCGATGCTTCGCGAGTCCGATGGCGACTACGACGCTGTAGCCGCGCAAGTCGACAACACGCGGCTCAAGGGCGACGGGACAGACATAATTGGCGGCCCTGCCGCGGAAGGGAACGCTGATGAGGAAGCCTAAGCAGTTTCATCAAGTGGATACCGAGGGGGGCGCATTTAGCGTCCCTCGCGGCACCATGCATGTGCGCAGCATCAAGCTGGCCGCGATTTATCAAGACGGGACATTGATCGGCGTTAATGCCGGGGAATTCACCGTTAAAACCGCAGAGGGCGATGTCGAAATAGCCTCAGATGGAG